ACCGTCGCCGTCGCCGTCGCCGTAGCCGTAGACGTAGCCGTCGCCGTAGCCGTAGACGTAGACGTAGCCGTAGACGTAGCCGTTGCCGTAACCGTAGCCGTAGCCGTAGCCGTAGCCGAGGCCATTGCCGAGGCCGTTGCCGTAGCCGTAGCCGCTGCCGTAGCCGTAGCCGAGGCCATTGCCGAGGCCGTTGCCGTTGCCGTAGCCGTTGCCGTCTTTGGCGGTGATGATCTGCCCCGGCAGCAGCCGAGGCCAGTACAGGTGTGTCATTCGTTACCACCGTTGCCGTTGCCGTTGCCGTAGCCGTTGCCGTCGCCGTAGCCGCTGCCGCTGCCGTAGCCGTAGCCGTAGCCGTAGCCGCTGCCGTAGCCGTAGCCGTAGCCGTTGCCGCCGAGGCCGTAGCCGTTGCCGTCTTTAGCGGTGATGATCTGCCCCGGCAGCAGCCGAGGCCAGTAGAGGTGTGTCACCCAGCCCTCCGCATCTGGTTGAGTGCATTCTGTAGGGATCGGTAGTCCTCGAAGTACGGCACCGTCTCGGTGTCGTAGCAGAGCTCGGACTTGTAGACAGCCAGCCGCAGGCTCTCCAGCTCCCTCTTGACGTCCACCCCCTGTCTCATCCGCCCAGCGAGCTCTCGCCAGCCCTCCTCACCAGCGGTGAGGTACTTCATGGCGTAGTGAGGGGACCACTCGACAGGTCTTGGTGTAGACCAGCCGCGGCTCTCAGCCCTCGGATCGTTGCCCAGTCGTATCAACGTGTTGAGCCACGTCTGGAACGTGTAGTACCCGACCTCCTTGAGGACCCGCTTGGCCTCTTTGCGGTTGAGCCTCGGCACCTCGAACGGTTCGTTACCCCCGACCAGCGTCCAGCCGCTCTCGTCGGGCTGGATGAGGGCATAACTCGGGGTGTTGTAGTACCGACCACCCACTTCAGCGATGTGGTTGGGCAGAGGGTAGTCCCGGTCCGACCATAGGGACGAGACATGAGGGCCAAGGAGCGACCAGACCACACGGTTGGTGAGGACAGAGGGGTAGGGATCCAGCTCAATGAGGTTGTTCTGGTCGTTCTTGTAGGTGATGATGTCGGTCTGGTAGAGCCGAACCACGATGCCGCCAGTGGTTTCGTCCTGACGAATGGTCAGGTTGTCGTTGGACCGTCGTGCCAAGGGCCTCGTGTTCTGGTCGGATCGACCACGGATGGGCTTGATCGAGTTGTATTTCTTGAGGGCGGAGTCGTAGCTGAGCATACGACCGCCGGGGAGTTCGAGATTGCTACCGAACATCGTTGGTCTCCTGTAAATCGGGGCTTGTCTCATCAGTACGCTGGTAGCCAACCAACGCAGACAGACCACCGGTGTGGTGGTCTGTTTCGACGCTCATTTCTGCTTCTTGAGGTAGGCCGCCACGGTATAGGCGTTCACCGACAAGCGAACCACCATGACACCGGGCTTATGGTCAGGGAAGTAACCAGTGGCTTCCCAGCCAGCAGTACCAAGGGACGTAGTACCGTCCCACATATTGGCCCTGACCATGTCCTTGATGTGGTCGATAGAGGATCGACCGGGGTTGATAACAGACAGAACCTCGGCAGTCTGTTCCAGACTGTACTCATCGAACTCGATGTAGAACCCTTGGTTGATACAGTCAGCCTTACGCTGCCATTCATCACGGATCTGCTGTTCGGTAGTACGAGAGATCATATTAAAGCTCCAATTCCAGAGGGGCAGAACTGACGTTGTAGTGGATATGGAGGTGGGTATACCCATACCGCTTGAGGTTACGTACCTCGTCCACAGCGACCACTTGCCCTTTGTAAGGGCTGGACTGGGTAGTGATGATGAACTCCTTACCAACAGCCCAGTCATAACCAGCGTCAGACTGGTGCAAGTAGGTCCGTCGACGAGGACGGACCGTAAGGATACGATGAGTGTCGGACTCAGTGAGGTCAGCGAGCTTTACCCAGCCTGTCGTAGGCTGGGTATCGGTAGTGACAGCGGTGTCACCAAGAAGGTCGTCGATAAGGGCCAAGAAGTCAGTGTCCAGCGTCACAGCACCACCTCCTTGGACTGAGCACCGAGACGAAACTCGATCCGGGTGTAGCCCATATCCTTGAGGCTCGACCCTTCGTAGCAGTCAACAGTGAGGCCAGACAGAGGGCCGTAACCACGGGCAAGTACCGGCTTACCAGCATGGTAATCACGGATCACTTGGGTGATGTTGGTGTAAACTTCAGTAGAAGCGGTCGCTTGGACCGATAGCGTGTCCAGTTTCATGATAGTCTCCACTTGGACGGTTAGAAGGGATTTTGTTTACCAGCGGGGTCTGCCCCGGCGGCGAAGCCAAGTTCGCATCTCGGGGCCGGCGTGTCAAATCCGGGGGGATTTAGGTATAATCAGAAGGAACGTAACGCGAGACTATCTATTTTTTAGGGGTATAAGTTTACTGTTAAGTTTGTAAGTGCTTGATAATAAAGGACTATCTAGTTGTTAAGTTTGTTACGTAAAGGTAGATAGATAGGAAAAAAGTGTTTGGGACCAACGGGTTAGGCTGAAAATTGGGGGTATCTATCTATTTTTAAGTAAACACGGTATGTTTGGGGTGTGTGTGTTGAGGTCGTGGGGTATGATGATACCACCTACGCTCGAACAGTATGATTTTTGCAGATAGATAGATAGATTATATATAACAATATACTATACACTACCTCTCCCCCGCTGGTATATGCCCCAGCCCCTTGGTTTATTGGGGTCCCAAACAAACGTTACATGTATACTTTTATATGGTTTGTGTTCACTCTCTGAGATATGTAAACAAAAAACGCATATACGGGTCTGTAACTTTAGGGGGTTAACCTATTGATTTCATTGAAAAAGTGCTTTTATATAGGTCAGCACTTAACCTATAACTTTCAGTTTACACATATAGTTTGTTGGAAGTAGACACAGGCCCCGACCAATGGCGTTAAGTTAGGGCGGCACTGGGTCGTGCGTGCTAAAGGCCCCCGACGTATGGCGAGCGTAGCGAGCAGAGCTGAAAGACTCCGCGCGTGCGCGAGGTCCGCTGTGCTGCAGACAAAAGAAAACCCGCCCGGTGGTGTTCCGGGCGGGTCGATGGTCAGAGGGCGAGGCCGATCACGATGATCGATGCTGCGAGGATAAGTAGCGCAAGCGCTGCTCGCATGTTCCCTCGCGTGGGCGGTATCGCCTGTTCCTTGCTCCGCAAATATCGAGCGGCTTCCCGCTGCCCGATCTTCGATACGTGGGCATCGTGCTTGTCTTGGCGGTCGCGCAGTTCTTTCCGTGTCATATCACTTCTCCTGTTGAGGGGAGGCGGAGCCTTGCGGCTCCGCCTGTTGTCTTAGAGTTCCCGCAGGTTCGACTTGGCTGCCCGAGGGGCGGCGCCGTCGCCTTTGGTGAACTTCAGCTTGGGCTGCGGGAACGGTCGCTTGACGAAGGCGAGCTGCACGTCGTCGGCTTCCTTGAGGACCTTGGCAAGCTGCGCTGCCGTCACGTCCTGCCCCTTGGCAAGCTCGGTGGAAAACTGACCGTCGAGCCAGACCTTCCAGCCGTCGAGCTTGACCTTGGCGCTGATGAGCGCCTTGAGCGCATCGGCCAGATTTTCGGCCGAATACTTGCCGTTCTGGCGCGGCTGGAGCGTAAAGACGCCCGAGCCTGCCTTTTTCTCGACGATCGCGAAGTTGCCTTCCCACGTCTTGGGCTGAATGTTAGTCATGGCTTGTTTCTCCTAGGCCATGTGGGTTGCGAACCCTATGTCAAAGACCGTCAGCCCCGCCGGGCTGGCGTCCCTAGCGGCGTGTCGTCTGCCGTTCGGTACAATCAATAGGCCATAGTCGACACGATATGTCAAATCCGCCTTGTTTTATGGGCTTCTGGGCCGCGCCGTGTCACGTTCGGCGGCGCCGCTCGGCGTCGGGGGAGGGGGGCACATGGACTCGGCTTGCCGACCCGCCCCGGTATTGTAGTAAACCCCTCAAAGCACGACCCCAAAAAAGGAGCGTGTATAGTTTTAAGGCCCTACCCCAAGCCATATGTATACTTCGTCTACTTTACGCGCTACCCGCTTGCCAGACCCCCCACCCCCGCGCTATCTTCGCACCATGGACTCGCTGCCGCTGCATCATACCAAGTGGACGAACCGGCTGGCCTTCGACGTGGCTCTCGCGTTGGAGGGTAGCGGGGAGTCGCTCGACGAGATCAAGCAGCGGCATGGGATCACCGCCAGTGACCTGCTGGTATTCAACAAGGACAAGGTCTTCCTCAAGCAGGTGGAAGCCTACCGCGACGACATCCGGGACAAGGGGCTGACCTTCAAGCTCAAGGCCCGGGCGCAGGCTGAGGAGCTCCTCACGACCTCGTGGGGTCTGATCCATAGCCCTGATGTCTCCCCGGCGGTGAAGGCTGACCTCATCAAGTCCACGGTGAAGTGGGCGGGGCTGGAGGCCAAGGTCGAGGAGGCCAACGCGGGTGCTGCCGGCGGGGTGAAGATCAACATCAACTTCGGGAACAACGCACCCCCCATGGTGGTGACGGCCACCGCCGAGCCGGAGGGCGACCTGATTGAGCATACTGACGAGTTTTGACAGTACCTATGAGGGATCTCCGGCAGTCCGCTTGCAGACGCTACGAGAGCATGAAGAACTACGCACGGCGCTTGAAGGCGAAGGCCACTCGTACAGGACGAAAATCATCCCCCCACGTGGCAGAACGCACCGACGCCCAAAAGGACGCCCGAGGGAAATCGTGGTGATACTGGTAAAGGAACGCACGTATGGATGACGACCCGGATGTTTACGGCTGGCATGTTATCCCCATGAATGACCTGAAGGAGCACGAGTGCTCCCCGGAGTGCTGGTGTTACCCGACAATGGATCTCGAGGCAGAGGGGCTGGTCTACATACACCACTCGCTGGACGGGCGTGAGGCGGAGGTTCACTGATGCCACTGGATATAGACTACACGCCGCCGCCCACGGGCGAGAAGTTCATGGCATCAGACGCAAAGATGCGGGTTCTGATGGGCCCCGTGGGGTGCGTTGCACCCGACACGTTGGTTCTGACTGAGCACGGTCCTATACCCATCTGGCGTATAGATCGTCCAATGCGCGTTGTATCGTGGAACGACAAGACATGTCGATTCCAGCTTTCTTGGTGTGGTGGTGCGTTCCCAAAAGGTACGGACTATCTGATCCGAGTGACAACGCCGCAAGGAGGATTTGCCGCAAACGAACATCACCTGACTTACGCCGCTGACCGTAGCTATCAACGGGTTGGATCGCTCTGCCCCGGTCAGTCCTTGTCCCTATGTTCTGGCGCCCCTGCGCTGACCACAGCTTTGTGCGGCCAGCCGTTGTCTCTGAAAGATGCTCCGCATTCGACGAGAACAGCCGTAGGTTATCTGGAGCGTTATGCAGAGTCAGCCCGTCAACGTGGTCTACAACTTCTTCGGGAAGAAGGTATCGACCTAGAGTTTGTTCAAGGACTAGGCGGTGTTCGTAGATCAGCTTCCCTGTACGGTTGGTCCGTTGCCGGGCGTACGGATGGTCTGCCGGGGCGGTTACAAGAACGTACCCGTCATGGTCTACACGGCGTCCTGACCTGTATTGGTGATTGGATGCGCCGGGTTGCGCACCCTCACCCAGCCTTGGCAGGTCCATACGCAGCATCACTTTGCGCACATAGCGGGGTGACAGCCCAACAAGCTCAGCTATCTCAACAGAAGACCGCGTTCCATCTGACAGCGCCACAATTTTCCGTGTGTTCTCGTTCATCTCACATCCCCTACATATCCGACGGGACCATCGTATCGGTTACCCGGGAGACCGTCAAGCGGTCCTATTGGGATATGCAGGTTCTGGACACGAACAACTACGTCACGGTTGACGGGACGATCCACCACAACTCGGGTAAGTCCGTGACCTGCAGCTTCGAGATCGTGCGCCGGGCGGCCATGCAGGAGCCAGACCAGACGACGGGCAAGCGCAGGACACGGGCAGCGATCGTCCGCGAGACGGCGCGTCAGCTTCAGGACACGACGATCAAGACGTTTCTAGACTGGTTCCCGCCGGGGGTGTGCGGGCGGTACATGCGCACCACCAAGACCTACTTCTTCGAGGTGGGGGACATCGAGTGCGAGATCATGTTCCGGGCGCTGGACGACGCGGACGACGTGGCCAACCTGAACTCACTGGAACTTACGTTCGCGTGGTTCAACGAGTGCAGGGACATCCACCCGGAGATCGTGGACGCCATGTCGAAGCGGATCGGGCGATTCCCGTCTTCCAAGGACGGCGGACCTACGTGGTTCGGAATGTGGGGGGACACCAACCCGCCGACCATGGACACGTGGTGGTACTACCAGATGGAGCATCTCGACCACAAGGACGGGGTCAGCCCCAATGACAACGGATGGGATGTGTTCAAGCAGCCCTCGGGGCGGAGCGTCTATGCCGAGAACATCGAGAACCTGCCAGAGGGGTATTATGATACCCAAGGCCGGTCGGAGGAGTACATCCGGGTCTTCATCGATGGCGAGTACGGGCTGAGCTCGGCAGGGCAGCCGGTGTACCAGTACTTTCGTGCGGACTACCACATGGCGTCGTCGCGCCTGCGGCCAATCATCAACGGCACGCGGCCGATCGTCGTGGGGATGGATCTGGGGTTGACGCCGGCGGCCGTTCTGGGGCAACAGGATCCTCGCGGGCGGGCGCTTGTCTATGACGAGCTGGTCAGCTTCGACATGGGCGTACAACGGTTCGTCCGCACAATGCTCAAGCCGTTGCTGCTCGAGCGTTTCTCAGGCAGCCCCATCCTTGTGGTCGTTGACCCGGCAGGCGTGCAGAGGGCACAGACCGACGAGCGGAGCGCGGTCGACATAATCAGGGCAGAAGGGCTCAAGGTCATACCGGCCAAGACCAACAAGGTCAGCGCACGCCTCAACGCGGTCGACGACTACCTCATGAGGCAGGTGGATGGGGACAGTGCGTTCCTCGTGGACCCACGGTGTACGCGGCTCAAGGCCGCGATGATGGGCGGGTACCGGTTCGACAAGAACGGGAAGATCGACAAGACGGGGGCGGCCGGACGGCACAGTCACGTGGCCGAAGCACTCCAGTACCTGATGCTGCACGTTTCGTCCGCCGGTGGAGGCGCCGAGCTTGCTAGCCGCAGACAAGTTAAGGCTGTTTCGTCTATGGGGTGGACATAACCCATTCAGTAGTTCATACTCCCACATATGGGAAAGTTCATAGACATATCCGACCAGAAGTTCGGTCGCTTGACTGCGCATGACTACACCCGCCTTTACGGGCGCAAAGAGATTTACTGGCGTTGCACCTGCGAGTGCGGTGGCAGTAAGTACGTGATGAGCCAGAACCTACGGACCGGGAAGATACGGTCTTGTGGTTGTCTCCTAAGAGAGACAACCAGTAAGCGGTTACGGACGCATGGTCAGAGTAGGGCTTTGCCCGGTGGCAAAGCATCGCCGGAATATCGCGCGTGGACGGCAATGCGCGAGCGGTGCAACTATCCGAGAGCTGTAGGGTATAAGAACTACGGTGGGCGGGGGATTACAGTCTGCGTAGAGTGGCAAGATGACTTCCAAGCGTTCTTCGACCATATCGGCCCGAGACCGTCACCAAAGCATACAGTTGATCGGATCGACAACGACGGGGACTACGAGCCGGGAAATGTGCGGTGGGCCACACGGGTAGAGCAGGCGCGCAATACCCGGACCTATAAGGGTGGACGCAAGACCTAGTGCTTCGCTCGACGGGATCCACAATATGCAGGCGCGGACGGTGAAAAGGGTTGCAGCCGCCGGGTGGACGTAATATACAGACCACGTCACTTCCGACCTCCCTGTTGGAAACTCGCTCGACTACTGGCCCCTGTCGGATCCTCCCCCGGCGGGGGCTTTTTCTCTGGCTTGTCTATAAACCGGTTTAGGTATAGATTACGCCCAGCGCAGTCTGGAGGACACCATGGCCACGATCACCCCTGCCACCAACACCGCGATCGCGGGCGTACCCCGTCTGGTCTGGTCCGGGGCTGCCACAGGCGACACCATCAACCCATTCACCGTGTCCCAGCAATACGGCCTCGCTGCTTCGATGCAGGCCGTGGGTACCTTCGGTGGGGCGACGGTGAAGCTGCAGGTCAGCAACGACGGGACAAACTGGGTCGACGCCAAGGACGTACTGGGGGATACCGTGACCATGACGGCGACCGGGTACTTCGAGCTCTCGCTGTCGGCAGCCTACATCAAGCCGGTTATCACGGGCGGCACTGGCGACTCCATCGATGTGATCGTGGTTCTGCGGGGCAGCCATGGGGTTTAACCTCCCCCTGCTCCTGCGCCGCAGACGCGGCGGATCGATCACGCCGCCAATCATCACGGCGACCGTTACACCCGTGTTAGCGGCGCTGAGTGACGGCGACGTGATCGAGGACGGGTTTTCGGCGAATATCGACCAGACTTCGAATTACGCCTCGACCGCTGGCACGATCAGCACGGTTGTCGTCGCGGTAACGGTCAACGCAGTCGGCGCGGCGCAGACGGATACCGTTGAGGCAGGCGACGAGGTAGAGGTCACCGTGACGGTGACGGACAGCGCGGCGAACGAGCGGGTCTGGACGCTGTCGCAAACAGCCGTGGCGATTGCACCGGCGGCATTTACCTCGAACATGTGGACCGTGGCTGTCGACGAGTTGACGCTAAATAGCTTGCCGGATGACGGCGGCAGCGCCATCACCGACATCGAGTATCGCGTGGACGGCGGCACTGCGGTCAGCACCGGCGAGACGACGACGGGCACCCACACGATCACGGCAGCGGATGGCGTGGACGTAGAGATCCGCGCGGTCAACGCCGTGGGCGCGGGGGCGTGGTCAGACACGAAGACGGTCGTCTCCGACGCCTACGCCATCGGCGGTGCGTCCCCCGAACTGGTCGCAGCCTTCACGCTTGCCTCCGACGCCACGACTGCGGGCGAGTATTTCCGCAAGGCGTCCAGTGATACCACGTTTGGCGACCTGTTCACGTTCTCCCGCTCGGGCACGGCCACCTATTTCGACAGCAGCGGCACACTGCAAACGGCTGCTGATGGCGTGGCCCGACGCAATGCCTACTACTACAACGGAGCGGCATGGACCAAGGGCGGCTTGCAGTTGGAAAGTGCTGCGGCGACGAATCTCATCCAGTATTCCAGCGACCTGACAAATGCTTGGTGGTCCACAAAGGACGGAGTAACCGTTACGGCCACCACTATCACGGAAACGTCGGCCAGCACGGACCATCGCGTTTCGCAGGATACAACCACGCCGCCCGCCAGTCTTTACACCATCTCAGCAGATTTTGAGGCCACGGGATCAGGCAGCACGCGCTATCCGATCCTGCGGACATTTGGCGGCGGCGTTACAAACGGATGGGCCTGTTTTAACTTGGTGTCTGGGACAGTATCGGCGCAGGGCGCAGGTATTGCTGGCGCGGATATGATAAACTTGGGCGGCGGGAAATACCGCTGCTGGATGGCCTATGACAATAGCAGCAACTTGCTGACTGGTCTGGCGTTCATTTCTCTCAGCAACACTCCCACACCTTCGGTCGGAAATCCAGTATACACTGGCGACGGGGTGTCGGGGATTGTTTGCACCAATATCCAGGCCGAAGCAGGCTCCTTCCCAACCTCCTACATTCCCACCAACGGCTCCACAGTCACCCGCGCAGCAGAGACGCTGACTATTGCCCGCGCAAACATTCCCGCACTTACCGACACTACGCCGTGGTGGATACTGGTGGACGTGCGTATGTGGGACGAAAACACACGGCAAGACTGGATGGCAATAGAACACGGACCAGACGAATTCTGGATCCGCCATGAAAATAATAAGCTCAGAGTGGTCGCCAGAACGCCGGATGATGGAGCTGTTGGTGTAGTAATCGGAAACAACATATCCACCGGCTACACAATCTTTGACGCTCGGTTTGCTCACCGCTTTACGACAACAGAGCATGGCGGCTCGGTTAACGGCGGCACTTACGTTTCAGTTACAATGACAGAAGTTCCGACGCTTCCCGGCGATCCTCTCGATTTCACAAATCAAGAGTTCCACGGTTTTGTGAGGGAGTTTCGATTTGGGACCGGCTCCCCAACGTCCGCAGACTTGGAGGCCGCGTCGTCATGATCTATCTTTCCCCAGCAGACTACTCCGTTGTGGACGCCGACTTCCCCGATGCCATTCCTCTTCTGGCAAGCTGGCGCGGTGGACGCATCCTGATGATGGGCCGGGCTACCAGCCGAGAGGTGATGCACAACACCTTAATTGGCGCGGAGTTGATGTTCCTCGACCTTGCCACCGGGCAGATGACCTATGGCCGCGACGTGGATGCCGTGGAGGAACGGCCCTACAGTTACGACCCGCGTTCTGCACCCATGCCCCGGATCATGAAAACGCCGGGCACCTACGACGATGACGGCAACGAACTAACTGCGCCCGTGTTCGACAGCCGCTACCATGCCAACATTCTGCTCGGGCCGGGCATCGTGGCGCGGGGGACGTGGAAATGGCCTCTGCTCAACTACCATTCCCACGGCCAGCTCGTGACTGACAAGAACCGCGAGGAACTGGCTTATGTCATGAACGGCGTGGAACTGATCGACCCGGATACGATCCGCAGCCCAGCTAACGTGTGGTCTTGAAGATGAGCCCCCAGATGTGTAAAGTCTTAACATGGCCGGATTGACAATGCTCCGTGTAGTCGACAACAGCACTCTTGCCCGTGAGGAGCAGGAGCGCATCGACCGTGAGCTTGCTGCCCGCCAGAATGATCCGTTCATTCTCGGACTGACAGCGTATCTGCGGGAGTGCTGGGACGCCGCTCGTATCGCCAAGAAACCTATCGAGTACATAATGCTGCGCGCGATGCGCCAGCGCAACGGTGAGTATGAGGCGGACAAACTCCAGCAGATCCGCGCGCAGGGCGGCTCCGAGATCTACATGATGATAACGGAGGTGAAGTGCCGTGCTGCCGAGAGCTGGCTGCGGGACATCCTGCTGGATCAAGGCACGCCCCCGTGGGACCTGCAACCCACGACGATCCCTGACCTGCCTCCCGACGCCGAGAGCCAGCTGCAGCAAGCCGTAGCGCGGCGCCTTGTAGAGATCATGCAGCAGACCGGTCAGGCGCCCGCACAGGAAGACATGGCGGCGCTGCGTGAGATGGTGGCTCAGGACTACCGGTTCTCCCTGCTTCAGGAAGCCCAGAATCGCGCCGACAAGATGCGCTACAAGATCGAGGATCAGTTTGAGCAGGGCGGCTGGGCGCAGGCGTTCAACGAGTTCATCACTGACCTCGTGACATTCCCATGTGGCTTCGTGAAGGGCCCGGTAGTGCGCCGGCAGCGCGTCCTGAACTACACGAAAGCCCCCGATGGTTCGACGCTGGTAGAGGCGGCAGAGAGGCTCGGGCCGGAGTACGAGCGGGTTGACCCCTTCCGGATCTATCCAGAGCCCGGCATCACCAACATCTCGGACGGATACCTGTTCGAGCACCACCACATGAGCCGTATGGAATTGGCCGATCTGATCGGCGTGCCGGGATACGATGACGATGCGATCCGCAAGGTGTTGGAGATCGGGAACGGCCAGTCGTGGATCAACGAGGATGTCGAGCTGCAGAAGGAAGAGGAGGAGCGCAAGTTCTACGCGTACAACTCCCCGACCGAGATGTTCGACGCCCTCGAGTTTTGGGGGCAGGTCAGCGGGGAGATGCTTCGCGAGTGGGGGCTGAGCGAAGATGAGGTTCCGGATCCGGCGCGTGAGTATGACGCCAACGTGTGGATCGTAGGGAATTACGTCATCAAGGCCGTGCTGAACTACGACCCGCTCGGGGAGAAGCCCTACGCCAAGACCAGCTTCATCAAGCAACCCGGCGCCTTCTGGGGCAAAGGGATCCCGGAGATCATCGAAGACCTGCAGAATGTGTGCAACGCTGCGGCGCGCTCGCTCGTCAACAACATGGCGCTGGCATCCGGCCCGCAGGTCGAGGTGAACCTCGAACGGATCCCACCGAACGAGGACATCACCCAGCTGCACCCGTGGAAGATCTGGCAGGTCATGAACGATCCGCTGGGATCCAGTGCGCCGGCCGTGCGCTTTGCTCAGCCAGATTCTCGCGCCAACGAGTTGATGGGTGTCTATGATCGGTTCTCCAGACTCGCCGACGATCACTCCGGCATCCCGGCGTATGTCTACGGCGATCTGAACGTTCAGGGCGCCGGGCGTACAGCCTCGGGCCTGTCCATGCTCATGGGGTCTGCCGGCAAGGGTATTCGGCAGGTGGTCATGCACATAGACAACGACGTCACGCACCCCATCGTGCGGCGGCAGTTCGTCTACAACATGCGGTATGATCCGGACGAGTCGATCAAGGGTGATGCCGAGATCGTGGCGCGCGGGGCGATTAACCTCGCGGTCAAGGAGACGGTGAACATCCGCCGCGTCGAGTTCCTCAACGCCACGGCCAACCCGATCGACATCGAGATCATGGGCACGGACGGCCGGGCGGCCATCCTGCGCGAGGTGGCCAAGGGCCTGCAGATGCCGGTCGATGAGGTCATACCTTCCCGGGAGAAGATGTCCTACGAGGACAAGCAGCGTGCTCAGGCAGCTGCGGCGCAGATGGGGACTCAGGGCGGTGGCGAAGGCACACCGACATTCCCCGGCGGAATGCCGATGGGTGGCCAACAGGCCAACACGGTGATGAATCGTAATACTGGGGGTTCGGCATGAAGCGGCCGGGCCCGAACGTAGTGAAAGCGATGGCTCTGACAAGACGCCAGTTTCCCGAGTTACATGAGTGGCTAAGGGATTGGTATCGCGCAGAACTGGAGCAGCTACCCAGTGTTGGGCAGAACGTGACTCTTGCACAGGGGCGGTGTCAGGTTCTCAAGGAGCTTCACGACACATTCGAAAAGTCCCCTGACTGGGCGGCATAATCCATAGGATAGCTGCAGATTACGCACACCGATAAGGAGCGTTCACGATGGCACTACCGGCGCAAGTTCAGAAGCAGTCTGAGGCAGTGAACAAACTGTACGACGAACTCAACAAGACTACCGAGGGGGCCGGCGCAGATGTCGCCGAGGCCGCTGAGGATGCTGTTGAGGCTACGTCGACAGCGCATACTACCGACAGTGCAGAGGAGCAAGCACCCGCACCCCGGCAGGAAGAGCAGAAAGCCGAGGGTGACAAGGATGAAGAGGAGACCTACGAACAGCGGTGGCGTTCCCTGCAGGGGATGTACAACGCTGAGGTTCCACGCCTTCACGCCGAACGGCGTGAACTGACCAACCGCGTGCAGCAGCTGGAGCAGCTGCTGGCGTCGATGACCTCCAAGCCTGCAGAGCAGGCCAAGGAATCCGCAGAGAAGCTCATCACCGAGCAAGACATCGAGGATTACGGAGACTCTATCGACGTAATGCGCCGTGTTTTCCGCGAGGAAGCCGGGGCACTCAAGCAGGAGAATGCTCAGCTTCGCAACATGATACAGCAGATGCAGGCAAACGTTGTGCCCAAGGTGCAGCAACTGTCACAGCGGCAGGCCGTATCGAGCGAGCAGCAGTTTTGGTCGGAGCTACAGACGGCGGTTCCCGACTGGCAGGACATCAACACCGGTCAGGAATTTCAGTCGTGGCTTCTTGAGGTGGACCCCCTTACAGGCGTACCGCGCCAGACGTATCTCGAGGATGCGCAGCGCAATCTGGACGCCCGCAGGGTCGTGAACTTCTTCACCACTTGGAAAGGGCAGGCCGGTGTACCGAATGCTCGGAGCACGCGGACGGCACAGTCTACTTCGGAACTTGAGAAGCAGGTCGCACCCGGCAAGGGGCGGTCTGGCGGGAACAAGACTGCCGGAGAGCCCAAGACCTACACGCAGGCAGACATCAGGAACTTCTTTACCGATGTTCAGCGTGGTAAGTACAAGGGCAAGGAGGCTGAGCGCGACCGCATAGAGCGCGACATTTTCGCTGCACAGCGTGAAGGTCGTATCGTAACTGCATGATCTAGGAGCTAAATATGGCGTTTCCTGTCGCCGGCGGCCGCCCGAACTACAGCGGCAACTTCATCCCCGAGATCTGGTCGGGCAAACTGATCGAGAACTTCTACGATGCCACTGTGCTCGCAGCGATCTCGAACACCGACTACGAAGGCGAGATCCGCAACATGGGTGACACGGTCAACATCCGTACCACCCCGGAGATCACCATTCGGGACTACGTCAAGGGTCAGACCCTGACTGTCGAGAACCCCGACAAGCCGAAGCTGCAGCTTGTCATCGACAAGGGTGAGTATTTCGCCTGCGTCGAGGACGACGTGGACAAGGTTCAGTCGGACATCAACCTGATGGATACTTGGTCGAAAGACGCCTCCGAGCGTATGAAGATCAAGATCGATCAGCGCGTCCTGACCGACCTGCTGCCCGGCATTGCGGCCACCAACAAAGGTGCCACCGCAGGCGAGCAGTCGGCCTCGTTCAACCTCGGTACCACCGGCTCTCCGCTGACGGTCACGAAGGATGGCGCCAGCAGCACCACCCCGGTTGTCGACCTGATCGTCGACACGGGCACCGTCCTCGATGAGGCGAATGTCCCCGAGGCAGACCGCTACCTTGTGATCCCGGCCAAGATGGCTGGCCTCATCAAGAAGTCGGAGCTGAAGGACGCATCGCTCACCGGCGATGGTACCTCGGTGGTGCGCAACGGTCGTCTCGGCATGATCGATCGCTTCACGATCTACGTGTCGCACAACCTGTATGTCGACACCGGCAAGTACAGCATCATCGCTGGCCACAAGATGGGCTTCACCTTCGCATCGCAGATGACGGAGATGGAGTCGCTTCGCGCTGAGTCGACTTTCGGCAACATCATTCGCGGACTGCAGGTCTATGGCTACAAGGTTGTGAAGCCGGAAGCCATCGCGCAGGCCGTGGTCTCGTTCTAAGGAGGGCTGACACATGCCGACTTACACTGACTCGCTGGGCTTCAACAAAGGCACGGCGGCTGCGTATCTTGAGAAGGGTACGCGCGCCGTCACCAAGCTGGCCGTTGAGCTCGACTTCGCGGCTATCACTGCGGCCCGCGCTGCTGCCGGGGCGACCGCCCTTACTGCAGGCGACGTGCTCGAGGTCATCCGTATCCCCGCCAAGACTCAGGTCTTGGCCGTGGGTCTGGATGTCACGACCGCTGAAGGCGGCACGCTGACGATCGACGTGGGCGATGGGGATGACCCCGACGGCTACCTCGACGGCGTGAACGCTAACACGGCTGCGGGCTACTCGTCGTCGCAGGTGACGATTTCGGAGGGAACCCCGAATACCCTGTCGCCTGCGCTGCCGTGGGGTAAGTACTACGCCTCGGCGGACACCATCGACGTCAAGACTGTCAACGCTGCCGACACGGCGGTCATGACGGTGTGGGCACTCGTGGTCGACTGCGAATAAGGGTAGGGGCTTCGGCCCCTACCTCCCTCTCCGGAGTACCTTCTGATGGCTACAAACCTCACCGGGAATAACGTCAAGGACACCTACGAGCAGCTTCTGCACGTGGATGGCGGACCGGATGCTACGGAGAAAACGATCTACGGCGGCGGCGGTGTACCGACGGCTTTGAAGGTCGGCACCGGCTCGATCTCGATCGACAACCTGCGCATTGACGGTAACACGATCAGCGCGCTCAACACCGACGGCAACGTAGCACTTCTCCCCAACGGCTCCGGGACGATCTCTCTCCCGAGCGTGACCATCTCTGGGGGGACAATCTCAGGTATCACGGACCTTGCCATCGCCGATGGCGGCACCGGCGCGTCGACCGCAGCCGGCGCACGGACGAACATGGGCCTTGGGTCCATGGCTACCCAGAACAGCGACAACGTTACGATTACGGGCGGATCGATCTCGGGTGTATCGTTCTCCGGCGCCTTCACCGGTATCACATCGATCACCTCGACCTCGTTCTTCACGGACGCAGCGGCGGCCGGACTGACGCTGACCGCGAACGATCTGCTGGCTGACGGCACCGACGCTAACATCAGCATCGACATCACGCCCAAGGGGACGGGCGCGGTAAACCTCGGCGGAAAATTTGGCTACCCGACCGGCACCGGCGGCACCGTTACTCAGACCACCAGCCGGACGACGGGGGTGACGCTCAACAAGCTGTCTGGCCAGATTACGCTGGTCGCGGGGTCGATCGCCGGACTAACCTCGCAAGAGTTCACGCTCACCAACAGCTATATCGCTGCGACGGATATGGTACTCGTGAGCTTCGCTTCCGGACTGACCTCTGCACAGTACGATGTGACGGTGACAGCGACGGCCAACGGGTCGTGCAAGATCTCCATCCATAATGTGAACAACTCGGCTACCCCTACCAACACACCGGTCATCAACTTCCTCGTACTGAAGGGAGCCGCAAGCTGATGGCAGCCCGGGTCGACAAATCGAAGATGAAATGCAACTCGCCGAAGCGCACTCCGGGCCACCCCAAGAAGTCGCACGTCGTCAAGGCGTGCTCGGGCGGTAAGGAGAAGATCATCCGGTTCGGCGAACAGGGCGCGAAGACGGCAGGTAAACCCAAGGCCGGCGAGTCCGAAGCCATGAAGAAGAAGCGCGCCTCGTTCAAAGCCCGGCACGGCAAGAACATCGCCAAGGGCAAGATGTCTGCGGCATTTTGGTCAGACAAAGTTAAGTGGTGATGGCAGCAAAGAAGACGGGCCCGGCCCGCAAGTCATGGCCGGTCACGCCATCTGGCAAGAGGAAAGCGAAATGAGCAAGATGTTTCTCCGCAACAAGAACGACGGCTTCATCTACGGCTGGAACGAGATCCTCGCCCAGAACCCGTTGTGCGAACCCGTGACCGAGGAGGAGGCATTCCCCGAGCGGTTCCTGAAGGCAACGCAGGTCGAGCAGGTCAAGAAGACGCGGGCCAAGCGCAAGACCAAGCCGCTCGATCTGTCTACGGATGACACGCAGGATGAACCGCGTTATGTTGCCCCGGAGATCGAGGCCGACGCATCGAGGGATCTACCCGAATGACACCTGCTGACGTCATAGCCGAGGTGCGGCGCCTCATAAACGACACGCGCGCCCCGCAACGCTACACAGACAGCATCCTGCTGGGGTTTGTGAACCAGACCCTGAAGCGTATGGCGATGGGTCGTCCGGATCTGTTTCTGCAGCTCGGCGACGTCAGCACGACACCCAATACCACCGTACAGACCATGCCGGCGGACTCGATCCGACTGGTCGAGGTCTTCGCCGTGAAGGGTGGCAACACGATCACCGAGGTGGACCGCGAGGTCTTCGACCAGACATACCCCGGGTGGCGTAGTGAGGCTGCCGGTGCGCCGGTGAACTTCATGCGGCACGTGCGGAACCCCAACGTGTATTTCCTCTACCCTGCCCCCGAAGCTGGTGTTATACTGACGGCAGAATACGCCAAGGTACCGACAGACTACGCTCTGGGCGACACGATCACGGCACCGATTGATGCGTACTTCCCGACTGTCGTGGACGGCACGGTATTCCTTGCAGAGTCTATCGACGATGAGCACGTCAACTCCGGTCGCGCAAAGCTGTTCTACGACTCCTTCACACAGAGCATGGGGCTATCTCTGGGGTCTCGGGAGCTGACCGATAACGAAGACGCAGGGCTGGATCCGAGGAGTATAGGCTAGTGCCCGACCGCACCTTTGCCTCATTGGTTCCCCGCTTGAACCCAAGCGTGCCCGGCTGTCCCCAGCAGACGATGATCCAGTATATCCGCGATGCGGCGATCCGCGTCTGTGAGCGCACGCTCATCTGGCGCTATGTCCAGCCCACGTTCGCGCTGTTGCCCGGTGTCCACGAATATGCCTACGACAAGCCCGCGAACACCGAAGTGCATGTGCTGTTTGACGCGCTCGTGAACGACCGGCCGCTCGAGAAGCTGACGCTGGAGCAGGCGCTGTTCCGGTTCCCCGAGTGGGCCGATCTCTACAGTGGGCAGGATCTCGGAACCCTATGGAACTCGACGCCGGACGATGCGCTCAACACCGAGGAGTTCAACGTCGACGAGTTCAACGCTGGCTCTTCGTTTGTGCTGCCCGCCGGCGCACTCGCAGATGCCTCTTCACCCCGGGCAATTACCCAACTTACCCCCAACAGGTATATTGTTCTGCCGCTGCCGGACGACAGCGAGACGCATAACATCCGGATGTTCTATGCACTGAAGCCATCCCGGGATGCGACCGGCATGGATGAGGCCGTGTTCAACGAACTCGAGGAAGCCATCCTGCACAGCGCCCTGCAGTACCTGCTTGTGCTGCCGAAGGTCACGTGGTCGGACAGAGAGCTTGCGGCCTATCACGCCAAGCAGTTCATCCGCGAGATGACAGAACGCCGGGCACGGGCTAATCTTGGAAACATGAGGGGCACCGTACGCGCTACTGCCCCGAAGTTCGCGTGAGGGGACCATGGGGCTGAAGTTTTCCAACAACGCGACCACGACGCTGGCGGCGGATCTTAGCAGCATCGCCACTTCGATGTCCGTAGCTTCTGGAACCGGGGCGCTCTTCCCGGAGCTCGGTGGGAGCGATTACTTCTACGCGACCCTGCAGGATCTCAACGACAATATGGAGATCGTGAAGGTTACTGCGAGGACCGACGACACGATGACGATCGTGCGGGCGCAGGAGGGCACACTGGCGATCCCCTTCGCGGCGAGTAGCCGTGTCGAACTTCGGATGACTGCAGCCGCATTGCAAGAGATTGTGGATGGGCTGGCCGCCCTGACGCCGTGAGGACACCATGACGATCGTACTCAAGAACAACGTCTCCAGCACGCTGACTACCCCGATCTCTGCCTCCGACA